GGGTCAGAGTGGCGTAGTTCGTGGGCTGCACGAAGTCGTCGGGGTGGTGAAGCGTGACGTCCTTGCCCATGCAGCTGGCCATGGTCGCGTCGCGAAACACCTCTTCCGGCGTCCGACTGATGCGGATCAGTCCATCCGGTCCCGGCTCGACCGGCACCTCGCCCGGCGCGTACAGCATCTCGCCGGTGCGCGCGACTGGCACTTCCTCGCACAGCAGGAAGCCTTCGGGCGTCAGCGAGCGCTTCGGGCCCAGCTTCTGCACGGTGTAGAAGCGCATATCAGTCCTCGGGAATCACAGGTTCGGGGTAGCAGCGGCAGTTCGGGAACTGCCCGGCGTGGCCTTTCATCCCGTCGAGCATGGGCGGGTCATCCCAGGCCACGAACTTGCCTTCCATTTCACGGTGCGACTCGCGCACGTCCCCGTCGCCAGAGGTTCGCCAGAAGTAGCCGGGCGATCCGACATGCAGCGCGCGCGCCTCGGTCAGTGTCGACGCGGTGCGTGCGACCTCAGTGCGCGCGATCAGATCGGCACGGCTTTTCGCCACGTCGCCCGATTCCTGTATGGCCTTCGATATCTCCGACGCACGTGTGCTGTCCTCGATCCCTTCGATGGTCAGCTTGTGCACGCGCTTCGCGGCGTCGAGCGGAATGGACTTGATCAGCGTCACCTGCTCGGCCATCAAAGCCTGCATGGTGGCGCCGATGGGCGCGGTCCGAATTTCCTGCCGCAGCGCGCGGGAGAGGTCTGCTGCGTTCTGCATCCAGGCCGACTCATCCCGCCGGTTCACCTCGGTCAGCATCTCGGCCGCGGCGCGCTCGGCCCACGGCGTCAGTGCCTCGGCGTACCGCTGCAGCAGTTGCTCAATCGTCGGCAGAACGCCGGGATCGCCAGGCGGAAAGCCATTGACCAACGCGCCCACCTGCTGGGCGACCTGTCGGAGCTGCGTCCGATACACCCTTTCCGGTCCGCTCGTCCTTACCGGATTGCGGCGGCGTCTCCGGTCCGTTGTTCGGGTCATCAACATCAGGCAGTTCCATCTCCGGGACGGGCGGCGGTTCGTTCTCCGCTTCATCGATCGCTTCGTCGGTGATGCTGGTGTACACCCCGGTAACGTGGCTCGACTGACGCAGTTCCTTCATCGCCGTCGGCTTGTCGATCAGGTCCGCGTCATAGGCCGCCACCACGGCGTCTGTTGTCGTCTTGGCGTTGGTCGCCTTCTCTGTGTCGGAAAGCTGCCACAACGAGCGGAAGGCGTAGGCGAATCCCTCGGGAAGCGGCCGGCCGAGCACAGATCGCCCGAGCACGTCCATCAGACGTGTCACAGGCCGGCGCAGGCGCCGTTCCTGCTGCTGATTGACGTTGTCGTAGTACGTGCGCAGATCCGACTCGCCCGACGAGTTCAGGCCCGCTGGCGATTGGCCGAACAGACGCACCAGGGGAATCTGCAGCGCTCCGGATAGCTGTTGACCGAACTGCATCAGCACGCTATCGAGCCCCGAGAACTGGTACGTGTCGGTCTGCATGTCGTCGGCCGCATCGACGAGCGTCATCCCCTCGTTCGACTGGAACCGCCGGATCATGTCGACGTTTTTGATCAACGCCTCGAGCGCAGGACCGCCCATGGCGATGACCTCGCGCAGCTTGTCGACCTTCAGCGTGCGTAGATGCGCCTTGTAGACGAGCTGCGCCGCGCCGATGGTCGTGCTGTCGAAAGCCACCAGACGGTCAATCAACCGCTCGATGACCGACTGCCCCCACAGGTTCTCGGCGATCTTCTGCCAGTACGGCAGGTCCACGCCATCGATGCGCAGCACCCGGCTGTAGTGGATGCGCTGGTTCTTCAGCGCCATGCTGTCGGCCACGACGTCGTAGTACTTCGGCATGCCCAAGTCCGGGCCCAGCTCCGTGACGAGGTCTTCCAGCGTCGGCTGCACCATCCAGCGGTCCAGAACCAGCAAGCCCTTGAACTGATCTTGGCCAATCGATTTCGGATTGAGCGGCGTCGACGGGTTCTGCCCATCGATCAGCATTACCGCCAGCGCGCCGCCGTAGAGCCGCCCCCACTTGATCGTGTCGCAGATGCGGTCCCACAGCGCCATGTCCTCGATCGCGGCGTTCAGCTTGTCCTTGTCGTCGGGCGGAAGGTCCGAGCCGATCTCGATACCGGCGCGGGTCATGTCCTCGGCCACCACGTCGACGGCCTGGCCGACCACCCACGACGACCGGTACATCGCCTCCATCTGGATGCGATTGCGGCTAATGAAGTCGAAGCCGTAGCTGTACTGCGAGGCCTGGTTGCTCGTGCCCAGGCCGACGCGCGCCTCGAAGTTCTGGAAGCTGTCGCCGCTGATCCAGCGCTTGGCGTTGGCGGACGCGGCCACGTTGGCCTTGTGCGCCCGTTGCTGCGCTTTGCGTTGATTGCGGTTCATTGCTGTCCGAGTTTGGTCCAGATGTCCATCGACCGGCCGCCGGCCAGCATGTCGTTGATCGCATCCACCATCGGATCGATCTGGTCATCGTGTGCGTGCGTGTCGTCGGGGGTGAAAGCGTCGCATTCCTGCGTGAAGTCGCTCACCCACTCCGCTGCCTCGGGGATCATCACCAGGCCTGCATCGATGTAGCTGACGACGTCCATGACACGCACCAGCTTGTCGCGGTGCCGCTCGATCCCCTCGACTGGGATGGTCCCCGACGCCTGGATGTCCTGAATCAGGCCGGTGCCACTGGCCTTGTCCTCGACGCGCATCTTCACCAGCGGCGCGCCGAAGTGGAATTCGTACGGCAGGTGCTTGTTCCAGAAGTCGATCGCCTTCTGCCGCAGCTCGGGCGCCGGCCACTTCCCTCGGATCTGGTCCAGCAGATAGATGCGGCCGTTCTTCCCATGGCCCCAGCACTGCAGCACGCTGTAGTCGTTCCGCTCGGCGGTCTTCTGCGCGGTGTCGGCATAGATGATCCGCTTGTGTAGCTCGGGCGCCACCGTGTACCGACCGAAGTTGGCACTGCGGATGATGCCGCCGCCCAGCGGGCTGGGGCGCTGCATGTACTGCCCGCTGAAGACGTACCGGTCGGCCTTTTCGCTGGCCAGCAGGTCGTCGAGCGGTTCCTTGTACGGCCAGTAGCTAAACCGGCCGTCTTCGTCCTTCTCGCCCAGCTCCACCATCGCGCGGATGCGCTCGGGCAGGGCCTCGACGTATGCGTCGGTGATCAGCGCCGGGATCTCAATGAATTCCCAGTCGCCCGGCACCTTTCCGGCCTTGATGAAGCCCGTCGGGTCTTCCTCGGCAAGCCGCTGCATGATCACGATGATCGGCGTGTCCGGGTTGGCCTTTCGGCTCTTCACCGTGGACAGCAGCTTGCGGTTCGCCTTGTCGCGGTTTGGCTTGCTGTACGCGTCCTCGACCTTCAGCGGGTCGTCGATGATGATGGCGCCCTGCCATCCATCGGTCATGTGTCCCGCACGGAAGCCGGTGATCTGGCCACCCAGCGACACCGCGTACACACCGCCTGCCTTCTTTCCGTCGGCGATGACGTTCCAGCGCTTCTTCGATTTCGCGTCCGGTGCGATCGACAGCGGCCATAGCGCCTGGAACTCGTCCGACTGGACAATCTCGCGCGCAGTCTCGCTGTTCAGCAGCGCCAGGTCATCCGAATACGAGATGTGCAGGAACCGCGCGCGCGGGTTCGCCGCCAGGCCCCGGGCGATCAGGTTGATCGCCACCAGCTCGGTTTTCGACGATCCGGGCGGGACGTTGATGACGACGTTCTTCAGCTCGCCATCGATGACACGCTGCACCGTGTCCGCGATCAGCACGTGGTGCCAGTTGACGCGGAACTTGATGCCCTGCCGGTGCTTGAAGAAGTACCGGCTGAAAAACAGGTGGTCGCGCTCGCACTTTGCCTTCAGGACAGCGCGCTCGACGGACGGGTCAATACTCGTCTTCGAGTTTTGCGACAGCGGCTGCGACCTGTTTTTCATCGACGACGGTGGTTCGTTGCTCGACCGGCCCGCCGTCCTTGCCTGTCAGCTCAATCCCTGTGGCCGGCTCCTTCCATCCCGCTTGGGTCTTCAGCCAGAAGATGCACGCTGTCACCGCATACTTGCCATTGCCAGTGGCGTGCTTGAACAATGACTGCGCTACCAAGGCGTTTGTCTTGTCCTTCGCTGTGTCCAATTCAGCGCGGAAATGGACCCGCAGCGTCTTGGCCGTCATTGCCTTGCCAGTCTGCGGGTTCACCACGCAGCTGGCGATGTACTCGTGCGGCGCGCCGAAGCCGGCCAGCGAGCTGACCAACCTGCGGTCATCTTCGGTGGGCGTGAATGGTTTGCGTCCCGCCATGGATATCACTCGTCAGGTTCGGGGAACAGATCGTCGCCAAGCACCACATCACCGCACGCCGCCACGGCGAGCTTCCAATCACCCTTCACGAACACCAGCACGTTCTGATGCACCTTGCCCAGCTTGCGGCTGGCCGCGAATTGCTTGCCCGCGCGAATCGGGGCGCTGCCCAGCGCGGTCAGCAGGATGGCTTCGTTGTACAACCGCATGCCGGCATCAATGAAGGCATCGATCGTGTCCGACACGAAGTTTCGGTACGGGCCGGTGCCGCGCTTCTCGCGCACGTCGCCGACCACGAAGCAGGCGAATCGGTCGCGCTTCAGCAGGCTGACGGCGCCGACGATCACCTCGCGGTAGGCCTCCATGAAAGCCGGATAGTCCATCGTGGATAGGTCCGCCGGATCGTCCGAATACCGTTCCAAGTCCGCATAGGGCGGGCACGAGAACAGGAAGTCGGCCTCGACGTCGGGAAGGCGCCGCGCGATCTGCCGGCTGTCGCCCACGTGCCACGCCGGCGCGGGATCCTCGGTCTGCACCAGGTGCAGCTGGCCGCGGTTCGCCTCGACCTGCTCGGCCCGCAGCTCCATGCCCACATACGGGCGCCCGACGCGCGCCGCGACAATGCCGCGCACGCTGCCACCGGCAAACGGGTCCAATACCAGGCCGTCAGGCGGGCAGAACCATCGATAGGCCAGCTCGCACAGCACCGGGTCGAAGATGCTGGTGCGATGCTGCGGCGCCGCGCCCTGCTCTGCTTTCTGGTGATCCGACGCCGACGCATAGGCCGGTGCGTCGCGGCCCAGCTCGGACTGGATTCCCAGACCCAGCCATGCGGCCTTGCGTTCCTGCCACGCCGCGTCGCGCGCGTTGAGCGTGCTGAACGGCGGCACCATGAACTGCTCGGCCAGCGACCGGTGCTGCGTGCCGGGCGCCGGGCCCGGTGGGTCCAGCAGCTCGCCCAGCTCGTCCGGCGTAAAGCCGATCACCGTCAGGTCGAACTCTGCGTCGCGCAGGTCCACCAGCTCGGCGGCCAGCAGATCGACATCCCAGCCGGCGTTCTCGGCCAGCTTGTTGTCCGCGAGGATGTACGCGCGGCGCTCGTCCGCCGACAGGTGCGACAGGTCGACCGTGGGCACCTGGCCCGGCACCGGGCAGTTGGCGATAGTCTCGCCAGCCGCCCACAGCTGCGTGGCCGCTTCCAGCCGGCCATGGCCTGCCAGCAGCTCGTCGCCGGCGGTCAGCGCCGGATTGGTCCAGCCGAATCTGCGCAGCGACGCCTTGATCTGTTCGACCTGGGCGGCGCTGTGCGTCCGTGCATTGCGCTCATAGCGGACCAGCTCGTCGGCCGCGCGGTAGCGGATTGTGAGCTGATCGGCCTTTTTCATACGCGGTAAAAATGCACGGGCGGGGAATGAAAAATGCCCGGAACGGGTAGCCGGGCAAAGCCACCTGGGAGGGTGGTAGGAGACAAACGGGACGGCAGCGAATCGGGGCCAGAAATGCAAAAAGCCCGCTTGCGCGGGCTCTGGACGTAATTCGCAGGTGTATCGAATGAGGGGCATTTTTGTGCATGAAATGCACAATGTCAAGAAAAACCCGAAATCCGCCTACGCTTCGGCCTGCTCTTCGAGGGCAACCATCCCCGCCGCCATGAGCCTGCCATCGATGGCCAGCCAGGCTACAGACTCGACGCCAGGTGCCGCCATCAGGCCCTTCTTCCGTTCGCCTTCGATCCACAGCTTCAGCTTGGCGTTCTGCGCGCTGACCGTGTTGCGGTGCGCGCCGCAGTCCTCGGCGATCTGCTGCAGGTCGACACGGACGCCGAAGATCTTCTCCAGGATGGCCCGCCGCACCCGGTAGTGCGAGAACGAGCCAGACAGCTGCTGCATCGCGCGCTCGGTCAGCCATACGATGGCCGCGTTCCATTCCGGGTTGGGCTTGCGCGCGGCGCAGCATGGCCGGCCGCAATCGCACAGGATGTCCCGCGGCGCGCAGCGTGCGGTAAGCACTGCCTGGTGCAGCTCGGGCAGCATGCCCAGTTCGCTTCGGATCATGCCGGCTTGCGCGGCGCCGTCGACACCGATCAGACCTTTTCCCGAGCCGATGGCCGGCGTCATGGCCTTGTTCATGGCCGATGCCTGGTACTGCTGGCCCGAGTAGTTGAACGCGAACACCAGCGCCGCGTGCGAGCTGTCGAAAAGGCGTTCTTCCATCATCGTTTCCCCGGTCACATTCATTCCTTACGCCGCCTGTAGCGGCAACTGTTCCACGCTGACCTGCACGCACGGCGACGTGCTGTAGCGCTTGCTGATGCGGTATTCCACTGCCTGTGCGTCATCGAGCCAGACGATGCCGTTCATACCGTCCTTCACGGCCTTCAGCACGTTGTCTGCGTCCGGCTTCTTGGTGGCGGCCACGAGCCCGGCCGCAGCGTCGCGCTGACGCTTCTTGGACCAGCTGGCCGGGATCTGCAGGTTGATGTCGAGCCACAGCTCGACAGGTCCGTCGATGGGCGGCATGCCCGCCATAGCCTGCGTCGCGGCCAGCTTCACCAGGTTCTCGTAGGTCGCCGTCTTCTCGGGCGTGTAGGTCCGCACGAATGCGCCTTGCCGCGCGAACTTGGGACGGCCCTTGGCCACGGGCTGGCCCGGGATGGCGAAGACCACTCGGCGCAGTGGCCGCGATTCGTCGAAGAGCGATTGCGCCGTCATGCGACCACCTGCCCCGGCGCTACGCCGTACATGAGCCGGTACACGCGCTCGAACTCGCTCGGGTTCATGCGCTCGGCCTTGCTCACCTCGCGTTCCATGAGCCGCTGGTCGCCCGACTCGCTGATGACCCGAAGCCGGAACCAGATCGGGTGCTCGTCCGGGTCACGCTCGACGCCCAGCTCGTCGGCCTTGGCCTGGACGCCTTCCGGGGTCGCATCCCAGTCGCCCGCCGGCGGCGCCCCGCCCTGCCGCTCAGCCATGGCCTCGTCGATGAACATCCCGAGGAAGCCCGGGTTCACCGGCGACGTGTCCCCGTCGGCAACCCTTCGCGCGCACGCGAGGGCATGAGCCCGGAGCATCGTCGGCACGTCGATGCAACGATCCGCAATCCGGAGCAACGCCTCGCGCGCACGCGAGGACAGCGTGAGCACCTTGCCTCGCTCGGCTTCGAGCAGCACCAGCTGTTCGCCGATCGTGTCAGCGGAAAGCGGCGGCGGCGCGGGGTTATCCACAGGGCCCACACCGTGTGAAGTACCTACGCCGCCGTTTACGCTTTTGTTTTTATTCTGTCCTCTGTCCTCTGTCTCGCGCGCCCGCGTGGGTGGTGATAGGTAAGGTGCGTGGTCTGGTGAATCACCAAACGACTCACCAATGGGGGGCTTTGGTGCTGCCTTTGGTGGTGACTTCGGTGCAGCTTCTTGCACGGGTACGATGCCCTGTTTTACAAGCCGCTTGTATTCGTCTTCGACCATGCGCGAGCTAAACCAGATAGGCCCAGCCTGGCTTTCAAGGATGGTCACGGTAGGGCCACGCTTGCGCCCATGGGTCGACGTGAAGGTCTGCGCCTCACACAAACCACCGGGATCAGTGCCCTTCAGCACGCCCTTCTCTACCAAGGATTTCAGGACTTTTACTGTAGTGCGCACGGCGCTCGCCAACTCGACCAGAGGCCAACGCAAAACGCCGTATTCTTCGCTCTCATGCATGAGGCAAAGGATGTCGATCCAGACGCCCTTTTCTTCGTGCGTGCACCGTTTGAGCTTCAGATTCGTGGTCCAGTCGGCCGTGTAGAACGGCATCCACGGGCGGTCTCTTTTCATGCCAGCAGCCCCCACACCATCGGCCCCACCACCGCCAGGAACATCAGCGCGGCGCCGATCAGGGTTATGACTTCATCCATCACGCCACCTCCAATCCCTTGCGGGCGAGCGTGCGCAGTGCCTGGTATTCATCGCGCGGCAGACACACCATGCTGTCGTCACCGGGCGCAACAACGTCCAGTTCGAGGACGTCGAACAGCGCGCAGAACTCGGCGAAGCTCAGCCGGTGCCCGCTGTTGTTCAGGAAGCGCGAGAAATTCGTCGCGTCGACGCCGATGCGCTCGGCCACTTTCTTCTGGGTGAGCGGAGCAACGCGATTCAAAACCATCGATTCCAAGCTAGGCATGCGATGCTCCCAGGTGCTCGATCGATTCCATAGGATTGACCCCAACGAAACAACGAAGCCGGGCGCCACGGCGGCCGGCCAGAATGAAATGGGAAACGGGTGCTACCACCTGGTGCCGGGCGGCACAGCGTCGAGATCCACGCGGGCCAAGGCCGCGGCGCGGAACAGCAGAATGCGACTGCGCGTGACGCAGCATGGTCATATCCCCGGGCGTGCCGCCATGGGCCCGTTCAACAAAGCGCGGACGCGCCGCGCCGCTACTAAAAGGTGCATCCCCGCGGATGTGGAAGAATCGGGACCTCTCACCTTCTCAACCGCCCACACAAGGGGGATGCATTGACTGATACCGAAGAAAACCTCGCTATGATTCGCGGCCAGATACACGGACTTGTCGCAGTCCTTGGCGCCGTGGCCGCCTGCCTTCCGGACTCAGCCCAGTTCGAACGGGAACTCGCAGACGCAGCGGAAATGAGCCGTGCGCACGCGCTTGCAGAAACCGGGATCTCATCCGAGCTCTTGCTGAAAGGCCTGGAACAGGTGCTGGAAACGTTCGAAGAGACAGCGGCGCATTTCCGGAATGCTCAGACGGGCGCATCTTGAGCCAAAAAATCGCGGCAGCGATCAGTCGGGCCTGGGATAGATTGTTTGTTGACATCGCTTCCTCTAGGTAGGTGAGCGCTCATCAGGCTTCCGAGGAGCCAGGAAAATTTCAGCGTGAGCCAGCTTCACGGCCGCCGGGATCCCTCGCTCCTTCCAGTTGTGGACGCGCTGGATACCCCCTTTTTTGTCGAAGCCAAGCAGCTCGGCGACCTTGGCGGGGCCGCCAAGTCGCTCAATGAGTTCACGGTCCATATCGAGGGTGTCGTCGCGTTCCATGGCGATATTAAACATGATGTTTAATGAAAACGCAAACACGGTGTTTATCAACGAACC